TGTTGGAGTTATCAAGAACTCAATGTCAATGAATTCCAATGCTTTAGTTGGTTTCAAGTAAATTTTACCTGTCATAGTATTTCTATCTAAGTCTTCAGGTGAATTACTTACTGTTACTCTAAAGTCATATAAACCTCTGTCTCTTCTGATTGCATCCAAGATTGGGTTTACTGAATCCAAGAAATCTTGTCTTACTTTAGCATCGTTCTGTTCAAACAACAATCTAACCGCCACCGCTGAAATCAACTTACGAGCTTGTAATAACAATCTTCTTACGTTAATTCTGTTAAGTGCTGTGTCAGCAATTTGTAATGTTTTATTACCCCAAATTACAGTTCCAACATCAGAGAAAGTTGCGATTGGGTTGATTCTACCTTGATACAAAGTGTCTCTATCTTCTTGTGTAAGTTTCTTACGTGCTTTAACCGCATTTACCAAACCTCTTGTGTAACCCGCAGTTGCGAACCATGGGAATGAAATATTATCAGTCAAAGCCAAGTTTCTACAAACTTCATTTGTTGGTGGTATGTAAATCTGTGTGTTATTTACAGTATCTCTAACCAAAATCCATGGGTAGTAAGTTGCTGTGTAGTTTGAGTCAATTCCTGTGTTATCTAAATTGTCAACCGCTTCAGTTGGGTAAATAAAATCAGCAGGATTTGTTACAGGTGCGAACATTGCTGTATCAGGTGTTGTACAAATGTAGATTGAATCTGCTCTATCAAATGTTACCATAGAAATAGAATCCTCAACCAAGTTTGAGTTGTTAACATAGTCAATACCAGGTGTTGCAAATACATTTATATTTACTGCTTCAGGGTTTGAGAATGTGTTAATACCTAACAAGTAAGCGTAGTAGTCAGTATTTGCAAAGTCAGTAAAGTTACTGATTGCGATTGGTTTAAACGCTCCCCAACCAGTTGCGTTAGGGTATCTTGTAGTTGGACAAGCTCCTGCTTGATATCCACTACCACCTAATATGAATCTATCAGTATTTGTTCTACTTTCGTTATATATATCCCAACCATCAAAACCACCTTGTAATAAGAAAGAGAATTTTCTTGCTTGGATTTGGTAGTAAGGGTTTGCTGAAGTTTCAGGGTCTCTTTGGAATGAAGCAACACCACAATCAAATGCTGGTGAACCAGATGTTGGACCTGTAACAATACTTACAACAGTTGCTCCTGAATCCATGTGGAAACCTTTGGTTACATAGTTCCAAGATGGTGCATCACTTTCAACACACAAGTCAAGTGGTTTTTGTTTACCCTTATATTCAAAAAATAATGGGTCATAACCAATTTGTGATGAAATACCCAAATATGTACTTCTTACTCTATCACCACCTGATACCGCTTTGTTATCAAAACCAGTATAAGAGAATGGTGGGTTAGTAACAACACCAAATGGTGGGTTATAAATTACTTCACCAGGGAAGTTGTATGCTACTTTATAAACAGGGAACGGAGGAGTTGCAGAACCATAATTTCTTATTACATATCCTTCAAAACCACAAGGTAATGATTCAGGATTTGCATCAACATCCATTTCCAACATTATATATTTAGAATTCAAAGCGTACTCACCATCACTAGTACCAATTTTAACCGCAATGTAGTTATTAGTTGTTGGGTCCATAGTACAGTTAGTATATTTTTCCAAAATAACTGGGTTAGCATCAGTATCAAAGAAATCACGAACCGCTACGTCAAAACTTAAATTGTTAAATGAAATATTTTGAATTGAAATTTTGATTTGAGTGTTTGCACTATTACCATCAGCAATTGAGTAAAATTTAAATAATCTTTCAACTGTTGAACCATAAAGTTGTGATACAACCCAAGGTGATTCAGGTGATTTGTATTGTTCTAAGTAGTTAGCAATTGTATTTGTTGTAACAGGGTTTCTTAAACCTGGTAAACTAATCAAAGATGAATTAATACCTCTAATGTAACCTTTGTTATAACCATAAGTTAACATTGTTTGGAATTGTTCTTCAACAAACAATGGTGTTTCAACTCTATTCTTACCAAAGTTAGAAATACCAAATACTTTAGTAATATAGTTAGCATCATTACTATTCATTGAAGTAACAAATGAGAATGAAGCTGGTGTTTCAGCGTTGTCAGTATAACCTGAGATTGCAAATTGTGCGAATGGGTTTTGAGAAATTCCTGAATAAGAACCTGAATTATCTAATATAACATCAGTTGTTCCTGTTATTTGATATTGTGGACCGTGAAGGTCAGTTGTGAATAACGAAATACCTCTTGAACGTAAAGTTGCAACAACTACGTCATTCCAACCTTCATATGCAGTACCTGAATATGTATAAGTCTTACCTGTTATTGTACCAGTATAAACACCTGAACCTGCACTAGTAATTGAAGATACTACGTTGTAGAATGAATAACCCGTATAAGTATCTCCTGTTGTTATATCAAAGTTTGCGTAATACCAAGTATCATCATTTGGAGATGTAAAGTCTGCGTCATATACCGAAAGTCCAGATACATTATAAACGTTTGTTTGAGCAGTATATCCTGACAACAATGAATCATAATCAGAGGTAGCAACAGTTCCAAAAATGTAAGCGGATGCACCTGATGTTGTACCTGAGTTATTTATGATTGTTTGAATTTGATTATATAATTGTGCACTAATTGTTGACACACCACCATTATATTGTGTATAGGTGTTTCCTGTTTGAATTACAGATGGTAACGCAGTAGAATATGTAATTGATGTTCCACCAGTAGTTCCTGTAAAATTAACAGTATATGTTGTACCTGTTGGAACATTAAGACCTACAGTACTTCCGTCAACATTGGCAATTGTTGTGATTGACCAAGATGGACCCGCATCATAACCTGATAAACCCAATACTCTTGTTACAAATAATTGGTTAGATTGTTGAAGATATGATTTTGCAATGTATGCCAACTCATATTTTGGAATTTGAGTGTTAACGAATTTTTCGGGAATCGTTCCGCCAAAGTATGATTCAAAATCATCATAGTTTGTGATAAAAATTGGTTCGAAAGCCGGACCTGTTAATGTCTCCCCAACAAGACCAAGAGTGGTTACCCCCACACTTTGAGCTACGAAGCTAAGGTCTCTCTCTGATGTATAAACACCAGGAGATACGAATACTTTATTTGATACTGCCATTTTGTTTTAGTTATTCAGTTTTATTTATTTTATAGATAAATATTAACAGATTTAAGAAAAACTTTACTTTACCATATCTATTTATAATATGGGCAGATTATTTTCTGCCTTTATTCTGCCTATGGAAAAGAAAATAAAGAATTTGAAGATATCAGTAGAGTCACACGAGATTTTAAAAAAATACTGTGATAAACATGGTATTAAGATGTATAAGTTTTTGGAAAATTTGATTAAAGAAAAATGTCATATTAAAAAAGACATTTATGGTGAATCATGAATGTGGATTTGCGTTTGGATTTGGTGGTGGTGGAACATTACTATTCACACCAAACAATTTAATTGCATAATTAAATGTGGATGTTAAAGTTGGGTTGGGTCTACTTGTAACAACAAGTCTTAAAGTATCGTTAGTATTAACTTGTATTAATGAAACATTACTACCATAATAATCAAATGTTGATTCTCCTTGTGGTCTTATATACACATCAAAAGTTGTAACATTTGTTTTTGTTAATAAATTAAAATCACCTGTATAATCAACAGTTAAATCAGTTTGTGTTAACCCACTAGGTACTGACACACCTAAATTATATTCATCAATATTTTCAGGATATTTTTTTCTTCTTGGTCTTGATGTTTGTGATGATACTTCAAATGTATTAAACACACGAGAAACCGCAGGGGCGACCTCAAACTCATCCTCATCCAATAAAAACCCTAACATTGTAAATTCATAGTTTTGGATGTAAAATCTTCTTTTCTGTACTTCAACAACTGACTCGTCTGAAATGGCTCCCATAATAATTGGAATGTAATGACCGTTGATTTGTCTATAGGCTTGTCTTGATGCAAAAGTTTGAATTACATTTTTGTTAAACTCATTCAACTCTCTCATTCTATTACAAACAATTTTTACATTATAGGTAATATCAACAGGAACGGGTTGTGGAATTTTATAGATATCCAAACCTTTAATGTTTCCATTCCAAGATGGAACGGCTGCGTAAAAATATTCTTTTCTATTTGGAATATTATAAATGATTGCAGGATTGCTTCCGTATTTAACTTCAGGTTGACGAACAACCGTAATAAAAGGTAATGTTGGATTACCATTCAAATCTTGAATATCCCAAGTTTCAGTAAATTGAGCCCAGTTTTGTGTGGTAATAATTAAATCAATCATCGGAATGATTTGACCAGCAACCGTTGTTTCCAAATCTTCTTTTACAAAATCCAAAAATCCCCTATCTAACTCGGGGTGCATTAAAGACTTTGGTAAGTAAGTTCCATCGTACTTAATATCTTCAACCAATTGTTCTCTACGAGCCAAAAGAATTTTTTCGGGCTTAAGATTAATAGTTGGGATAATTTCCTTTCTTTTTCTTGGTACTGCCATCTTATATACCTCTAAATTCATTTTCACTTACAGGTGTTGCAGTATAAGAATAGTAAAACCCTTTATAACCACCATAAGTGTGTTTATTATCATAATCAGGAATACCCGCATCAATTACTGAATAGTATCTAACTTCAGATTCAGTTATCCAATATCCGATATAATCACCCAATTCAATATTAACTTGTAAATCCGCAAGTTCTTGTTTGTAAACGGCAAATTTTAATAATCCAGGTTCGTTTTGAATAATTTTACTACTTCCTAAAAATTGTTCAGCCGCCTCTTCAATTCTAACATAAGCATTGATGGATACGGGCGCTAAAAATTGTATCCCGTCTTGTAATACTTCACCATAAACATCATCTTGAATTGTTTTGGTTCTATCAACTTTATAAAGTACTATTGTAAAATTCATATCCCCACCAAGCCATTCACGACCCATAGAAATGTCCAATGAGAAATCTTCCCCACCAAAAAATTTACCTAATCTTGTAATTGGAACGAGTTGTTGCGCCATACTTGATAAATATACATAAATTGATTATCTTTTATTAGATTGGAAAATACTGAAAACACATATAATGTCTCTGTGTTAGAAAGAAAGGCTCTTGATTTGTTAGAGACGTATCAGGGTGCCAATAATTACATCATACGTTTGAGACAAAAACAAATTGATAATAAAAAGTTTTATCCAACCCGAGCTCAAGCCGAATACATAATAAATTATTACGAAACATCACCAAAGGTTGCAAAGAAATGGGTGGAACTTGATTCTTATTTTGCTCAAAAAATTGCTAATGATAAATTGTTTTCATCTGTACCAACAAAAGTATATGTTGAGAAACTTTTGGTTGAAAAAGATACCGCTTATCATATTTGGGGAAAATTTTTTGAATCAGAACAAGTACATGACTTTTGGATTCCAAAGGTTGCGATGGTAAAAGACAACAAAGTTAAAGATGTTGTAATTGATTATGAAAAATATTCACACCGTCCACCACTTGAACACCAAAAAGAAGCCATTAAATCTTTGGTTGAAAATAAAAAGTTTATTCTTGCCGATGATATGGGTTTGGGTAAAACAACATCTACTATTATTGCCGCTTTGGAAACAGGGGCAAAAAAGATTTTGATTATTTGTCCAGCATCTTTGAAGATTAACTGGCAACGTGAAATTGAAAACTATTCAAATAGACCGACATCAATTATTGAAGGTAAAAAATGGGAAGATAGTGATTTTATAATCATCAACTATGATATTATTAAAAACTTTCACGATGAAAAAAAGAAATCAGATTCTGTTTTATTAAAAACAAAGTTTGATTTGGTGATTATTGATGAAGCTCACTACATTCAAAACAAACAAGCCCAAAGAACCAAGTTAATTAATGACTTTGTATCCAACGTTGACAGACTTTGGTTGTTAACAGGTACACCAATTACTTCAAGACCAATTAATTACTTCAATTTATTGAACTTAATTGAATGTCCTGTGGCTAAAAATTGGATGGCATATGTTAAAAGGTATTGTAATGGTTTCCAATTCCAAGCGGGAAGAAGAAAAATTTGGAATGTTAGTGGAGCATCCAACTTGGAAGAATTAAGAGACCGAACCGCACCTTTGGTTTTAAGAAGATTAAAGGAAAATGTGTTAGATTTACCTGATAAAATTATTACACCTGTTTACTTAAGATTAAAATCAAAAGAATATGAAGCCTTAATGGGTGAATACTATGATTGGTACGATAAAAATGGTGAGTCTGATTCATTAACCCTTCAATTTACCAAACTTACAAAGGTAAGACAGGTGATTGCTGAAGAAAAAGTTCCATCAACAATTGAAATTTGTGAAAACATTGTAGAGCAAGGTAAGAAGGTAATTGTTTTTACAAACTTTACCAAAACTTTGGAAATGATATTGGAACATTTTGGAAAAAAAGCGGTTAGACTTGATGGACAAATGTCCCAAAAAGAAAGACAAATGTCTGTTGACCGTTTTCAAAACGAAGATGATGTTATGGTGTTTGTCGGAAACATAAAAGCCGCAGGTGTTGGTATCACATTGACTGCGGGTGAAGCGGTTGTAATGAATGATTTATCCTTTTTACCATCAGACCACTCTCAAGCGGAGGATAGAAGTTACCGTTATGGACAAAAAAATAATGTGTTAGTTTATTACCCGATTTTTGACAATACAGTGGAAGGAATCATCTATGACATACTCAAAAAGAAGAAAGACATCTTTGAAACCGTAATGGGTGATAAGGTAGACAATGGAGATTATGTTCAAGAAATACTAGAACTTATAAATAATTGGAGGCGATAATCAAACTTCGGCTTATTTATAATCAATAAACATTAATAAAAGCCGACCTTATGAAGAATCTTAAAAATAGGATTGAAGTAATTGAAGAAGATTTACAAAAAAAAGAAGTTAAAAGACAACAAGAACAAAAAGTTAGAAGAGTTGTCGCAGAAGCCAAAAATATTAAGATAGAAAGATTACCCTATTCTTATTCAGCACTAAAACAATTTATTGACCCCGAAACCATGAGTGTTCATTACAACAAACACTACAAAGGTTATGTTGATAAATTAAATGGTGCATTAAAAGATGATGAAGATTTAACCTTAGAAGAAATTGTCAAAACAATAGATAGTTTTAACAAGTTTATCAGAAATAATGCGGGTGGTGCATATAACCACCAATTGTTTTGGAAAATGTTAACTCCAAAAACAACAAAACCCGGTCCAATCACACTTAAAAAAATTAATCAAAGTTTTTCATCATTATCCGACTTTAAAAAGAAATTTGAAGGTCAATCAAAAGATAGATTTGGTTCAGGTTGGTGTTGGTTAGTTCTTACAAAAAGAGGAACCTTAAAAATTATGACAACCCCAAATCAAGACAACCCCCTTATGGATGTTGTTGACCAAGGTGGTTATCCAATTTTAGGTTTGGATTTATGGGAACACGCATATTATCTGAAATATAGAAACAGAAAAGAAGACTATATAAAAAACTTTTGGAGAGTTGTCAATTGGGATTACGTAGAATCAGAACTTTCAAGAAAGTTGGATAAAACGGTAAAAGAATCCACAACGCCAAAGAATTTTTAACCGAGGCTGTTAAAAGTGAACCTTGTTCAACACAAGACAAAATGGCTTCAAAATTATTGTTTAATACAAACAGAGATGTTCTTAATCTATACAAAAATGCAATCATGCAAATTTTGAAAGATACATTTGCCGATAGATACTACAACAAAGATGAATACGCTAAAGGACAAATGTCGGGTGTATATAATTTGGAAGGTGAAGGTAGGTCGGTAATCAATTACTTGAATACAAACTACAGTGCATTTTGTGTGTTGAAAAAAGATATAAACAAATATCTTACAAAAGTAGGTGAAGAACCAATTATTTTTTCAGGAAAAACACCAAGAGAACAAGTTAATGAAATGGCAAGAATGTTGAAAGTTTTAAACAAGGTTAAGTTTAGAGTATTCTCATTGGAATCTGAAACATTTAAAACAATTATGAGTGTGATGGGGGTTACTTCAGATAAAGGTAATAAAACTGAAGATGCTGTTGTTGAAAAACTTAAAAAACAATTTGGTGATGAGAATGTAATTCGTATTGGTGAACTTGGAAACAAAGAAGATATGATGACGGGTGTGGATGTTAAGATTATGGTTGATGGTGTTGAAAAAACGGCTCAAGTAAAACCATTCAGTTATATAACAAAAAGTGATGACATGTATAAAGTTGATGGAACTGCAAATGTTAAAAAATATCAAACAAGTTGGATGATTTTTATGAAACGTTTAGAAGATATGGTCATCTTTGATAATTCAAATACAAAAATAATTGACGGAGTTTATTATTTCCCAATTGATGCCAAGTTGTATCAATTGTAATAACTTGATATTTATATATAAAAAACTATGGTAGTTATTGCTGAACCAGAAAGAACCAAACTGTATAACAGGATTTTAAATCAACTTGGAGCTCCATTAAGAGCCGTTGAATTGGAATTTGAAATGATGGATTCATTACTTGAATTGTCCATCGGTGACTATACACAATATCTTTATGATTGGTTGATTGAATCACAATGGACAACATTGTATGGTATGAATTTGGATACCCAATCAGTTGCAAACGCTTTAGTTAGAAGAACCCTTGATTGGGAAACTCAATACACTTACGCATATTCTAAAATTGTTGGTCTTCAAAATTCAGGTCCTTGGGTTCTTAAAAAGGATTATTTTGAATTACAACAAAACGTACAGATATATGAAATACCTGCAGGTCGTGAAATTAACGAACTTTTATGGTATTCACCAGCAGAACAAAACAATTTGTTCTTTGACCCTTGGTCAATGCAGAGTCTTGGTGGTTATGGTGGACTTGGTGGACCTGGTGGATTTGCACAAACAGGTGGTGGTGGAGGATACTTCATGTTCTCATCATATGATGTATTAGCAAGACAACAAGATTTAAATCTTAAAAGAAGAATTATCCAACCTGATGTTAGTTATCGTGTAACTGCACTTCCTGATGGAAAAAGAGCAGTTATGTTGTACAACACACCTGGTGGAAGATTTGACTTTGGTGATAGTGAATTAATGAGAGGTCGTGTTTGGTATTGGTATTATGATACTACTGATGCTGATAGAGACCAGTGTCTTAAAGATAACCCTGATATTGTAAAATTACCTTCAGACATTCCATTAGATGAATTGAATTGGATTGATTTAAATGACCCCGCAAAACAATGGGTTAGAAGATGGTTCACAGCATACTGTAAAGAGACCTTGGCTCGTGTTAGGGGTAAATTCAGTGGTAACTTAAAGACACCTGATAGTGAATTAACAATGGATTATCAATCTTTGGCTACCGAGTCAAAAGATGAAAAAACAATGTTAGTTACAGAATTAAAAGAAAGATTAGAAAGACTTCGTCCTGAAAAACAAATGGAAAAAGAAGCATCAATTGCTGAAAATTTAAACAAACAATTAAAATTTAGAGCAATGCCAATACCAATTACCGTTGTATAATATGCCAATAATTAAATCTATACCCGCAATTAAAATCATAAATGGTGTTCAGATTAGAACTTCTGAATTAGCCATTGTTTCTGAACCACAATATACCACAAATGGAGAATACTCAATTGTTATTCGTGGTATTGATAATTGTATTCTAAAATTAAATTCGTTAACAACGGATAGAGTTAAAATAAAAGCGATGACAAATGTATTAATCATACCCGACATCAATTCTATTGATGAAGAGTGGGATGAAATATCAATTGAAAAAGGTGCATGTGTTGAATTCGTTTTTATTAATCAATATTGGTATATCTTATCTTCAGATGGTTTGAAGATTTGGTAATCCTGTAATTTGATTTTCCCAACCCTCTTCAGCCTTTTCATAAATGTAAAAAGGTTCTAATCCACGTTTTTCCCAATAGGACATTTCTTGTTCTGAAATTGTTAATACATCATTCAAATCATCTTGGTCACCAACACCTAATGGATTTCCATTGATTAGTTCACATTGTGATGTTGTAAAGATTCCTCTATCTTCAGGTTTATCAACAATCAAACCAGCTCTAACTTCATCTTTGAACACAACCATTAATGGTTCAATACGTTTATTAAATGTTGATATCGCTCTTGGTACATTGTACTCACCTGTCATTTCAGGATTTTCTTCCAAATCAGAAGGGTTTAACATGTAACAATTAATTCTAATCATAGATTCCATTATATCTGTTGGAGCTTTACCGTGATTTTCTTGGTAATAACGTAAATCCTCTTCTCTCCAACCACTCTTTAACTTATTGACCTTTTGAACATCACCATGAGATGCCTTGGTTCCATTGTTCACATAAAGAATTACATCTCCAAGATTAACCGCTAGTTTGTTGTGAATCGCGAGTTCCATGTGTGCTTGACGAGACATCAATGAACCCGCCTTTGTTTTTTGAGTACAACGGAATTGATAATCTTTTAAACTCTGTTTAACCTTTGCTCTTTGGGCAATTTTAGCCAATGGAACTCTTTGGTCATATATCTTTTGAAGATACTCATAGTAATATTCAATAAACTCCTTACCTTGACCATTCAACAACATCTTAATTCCTTTATCCAAAAACTCTTCAATATAACCTGGTAACTTCTTTGATTTAATTGTATTACCAACCAATTTGATTTTACCTTTATCGGTCATCAAAGCGTAGTTCTTACGAGCCAAGTTAATACATGAAGGCCAAACACCATCATTATCTAAAGCCATCTCACCTCTCATGAATATGTCATTGTATTCCGCAATATCCGCAGCCGCTCCCGTGTATTCTTTACCTTCTTTAGATTTCCAATTCAAACCACGACCAATGTATTTACGGTCTTCCACACCAGATGGTGATGAAAAGTTCACACCATCCGTATCCATTACCAATGGTTCATATCCACGTTTCATAAAAAAACCAATCATCTGACGCAAGTATTGTCTACCTGTACAAGTAATTTGTTCACCCATGTACATATCACCCCAATGGAATACTTGTGGTGCCGATAACGCTCCAAACATTGAGTTAATAAAGATTTTAATCGGTAACTGTTTACGGTCATAAGATTTTGACTTCTTAGGGTCGGTCTTTTCAAACTTTTCAGCCAATTCTTTGTACATAATACGAGAACTTCTAAAGTAACCCAATAATCCTTTCATCGCACCTGTCACATCACAATCAGGAAACACATCATGTACCAACTGAATAGATGGATAAAGTGAACTAAAATCCAATTTCAATACATTTGTTGAATAACCAACTTTAATCAAACGAGAAAGACCACCAACGAAATCCGTCTTACCTTGTTTCTCGGGTATAGCCAAGTTGTACTTGTAAGACCAAGCCAACATAATCATCTTCCACAAAGTTGCCGTACCCATCGTACTTACACGCTCATAAGTTGTAGGAACCAACGATGCCAAAAGGAACGAACCTTGGTTAAACTCGTCATCCACACGTAGGGTTTCATCTAAGTCATCATCAAGATACTGTTCTACAATTTTATCACCTGTAGTCTTGATATATGTACCAGGAAAACGTGTATCAAGGTCATTAAATTGTGGGTTATCCGCCTTTTTATACTTTCCGTTTTTAACATTAAACCAATAATCTTCTTTTTTGGCATACATAGGACCAATTTCAGTGTGGTCAATGTATACACGGTCTTCATCTTGAATCTCCAAGTACTGAGTTATGTATTTCAAACCCGCTGACTTAATGTTTGAGTTAATCGCTTGGGCTCTACGAACTGAGTGTAAGATATCAATGATGTTATACCCCCACATTGATGTTTGTGGGTATCTTTCTACCTCGTTGGCAAGCTTCAACATTTGTTCTTTCTGTGAGATGGGTCTTTCAGCGTTAAGTGACTTGGCTATCTTTCTAATATCCAATCCAAGTGCTTTGGCTCGTTCAAAAATCCACAACCAGTCAAAGTTAAATGAGTTATATCCCGCAATGATAGATGGTTTAAGTTCGTTAATTGCGTCAAAAAATCTAACCAAACCTAACCTTTCGGTTTCCTCTGTGGCACATTCAATTACCTCGTGAAACCCTTTGTTAGTTTTCATTCCAATCATGAATATACGACCATCCTTT